CTAGTTGCTGATCTTCACTTGGTCGATCAGCATGGCGACCTCCGCTTCCCGCCGTGCTACAAGCCCTGGCAGCACTTTACCGCCGCCATAAATCCATCGCCGCAGTTCCTGCCCTGCAGCGATCCAGTCCCGCTGATTGATCCGTCGCCGCAGCGTCGAGGTCTGCAGCCGCCCCGCGCCGAGGTTGAACGTGAAATCCACGATGGCTGCGAGCCGGCCCTCCGGCTCGGTCGCCAGTACCGGACAGTAGCGCAGTGTGGCGGCGAGCGCGGTTCGCAGATCCTGGGCCAGATAGATCTCGCCCTCGTCCTCCGTGATCGGCGGATGGTCGGGCTTGCAAAGGTGACCGTAGCCGATGGTCCAATACCCTGCCGGGCAGATGTAAGGGTGCGCGTGACGCTGCGGATCGTGCTTGGGAACACGATGGAAGCCCTCGAAGCGCTTGGCCAGGTCGATCGCGGCCGACGGGACTTCGATCACGGGCGCACCCGATCGAACACGCGGCCGAGGAACCAGAAGTTCAGCACGCCGGCCCATAGCGCCTGGTCCGCCTCCGTCCAGGCGGCCTGCACGGCCGGCATCCAATCGACGCCTGCATCGACGGCGCCGACGAAGGCGGCGGTCTTGGCCGCGCAGTAGAGCGCCATGAACCAGTAGGTGATCACCGGCCGCACGCTAATGGACAGTGCATCGGCCCATTTGGCGCGGGAATGCCGTCCCTGGGCGGTGACGGCCTCGCGCAAGGCCTCGACGGCGCCGCTGTTCCAGGCCGCATCGGCTGCGGCGTTGATCTCAGCCATGCGGGTGGCGCCGCGCAGCTTCTCGAACTCCAGCGCCTTGTCCTGCATGGCAAGTTCATGGCTGCGCTCGCCCTTGCGGTCGATCCACTTGAGCACTTCGGGCGCCAGACGGAAGGCCCCGCCGAGGAGGCCGCCGAGCAGGGTCTCGATCATTGGCCACCTCCCATCAGCTTGAGCTTGAGGGCGCCCCCGACCAGCAGGGCGGCGAGGATGGCGGTCGTGACCACCTTGATGGTGGTCTGCCACGCCGTACGGCGTGCGTCGCGCCAGGCCTCGAGCAGATCGCGCAGTTCGCGGATGTCGCGGGCGGCGTGGCCGTTCTCCAGGCCGAGGTGGGCGAGTACACGCTCGGCTCCGCGCTCGGCGGCGCGGTCGAGCAGGTCGTCGAAGTCCTCGCGGCGCAGGAGCAGCATGTTCTCGACGAGGGCGGGGGCTTGGGTCGGTTCAGTCATGGGCGGTCTCCAAAAACGACGAACCCGCCACGCGGGCGGGTTCGAGGGTGACGGACGGGTTGCGGGGTCAGACGGAAACGCCGGCGCTCCAGCCGCCAGCCTTGTAGACGGCGAGCCTGTCCTCGGCGGCAATAAAGGCCAGCCAGCCGACTTTCGGCACGTGGTACTCCCAGGCGCCGTCGATCCACACCGCAATCTGGTCGGTCCTGCCGGCCCAGGCGCCGGTCGCACCGGCCGGCACGATGTAGCGCTCGCCTTCGGCGGGGCTGGCGGGCGGCGTGGTCGTGCTGCGGCTCGTCACCGACAGACCCACGATGGCGCCCAGGCGCTTCAGGTTCGCGTCCATGCCGGTGTGCCAGCCGGACTCGCCCAGCGTCCAGCCGTAGACGAGGCCCAGGTTCGGTTCAAGCTGTGGCATTGGTTCATCTCCTCAAGGTGTCGCAAGACTCGGCAGTGGCCCCAAAGCCGTGCTGCGCGTGCGGCGGTGGTGCTGGTTCGGGTGCTGCCGCCAGTGGCGACCGACGAGGGGCAGGTGCAGCACGCCGCCACACCCGGCCACGAGCCGGGTGAGCAGCCAGTCAGCCTCGGCGTCGAGGTCGGCAATGCGGTGGAGCACCGGCTCGACGGCGCTTCGGCGCATCACGATCAGGCCGTGGACATGGCTGGCCGAATGGGCGTGTTGGAAGGCGCTGTAGGCCAGTCGCCGCACGCCGATGACTCGGCCGTGCTCGTCGATCAGTGCCTCGTCGGTGTAAGCGAGCACCGCGGAGGGGCAGGCATCGAGCGCATCGGCCAGCTGCGCGAAGGCGCCGGCCTCGTAGCGGTCGTCGGGATCGACGAAGGACACGAGCGCCAAGGTCCCTCGCGCGAAGCCCGCCGCTCGCGCCTTCCCGACACGCCCCGGGATGCCTGGCAGCCGGTGCAGGCGGATCGGCGCGCCGACGAGGCTGGCGAGACATTCCTCGCGCCAGTGCCCGGGCTCGTCGAGGGTGAGCAGGTGCACGTCGATGCGCGGCGGACTCATAGCTGCCCCCGCCGCTGGGCGGCGGCCCCCCGAGGGGGCGCGCCATGATCTTGGGACGGCCCGGCGATCATGGCGACACCCCGCCCCAGTACTGCCCCCAGCGCAAGCCGTAGCCCGCGCGCTCGACGGTGCGCACTTGCGCCTGCCAGCTCACGAGCCCGTCGCACTCGGCCTCGATCTCGACGGTGACGAGGTCGCCCGCGACGCCGGCGTCCAGGGCGGCACTGGCCACGTCCCAGGTCCAGGTGTTGCCGGTGAGGCCGGTCTCGCTGCGCACGAGGGTACCGTTGCGGTCACAGAGGCGTACTGCGTAGGTGGTTCCGGGTTCGGGGCCGATGTCGCCCTCGTCCTGACGCACGAGGTAGGCGGTCTGCTGGGTGCGGTCGCGGTGTGCCCAGGTGAGGGTGAGGTCGCCGGCGACCACGGCGGGCTCCGTCTGGCCGTTGAGTCGGATGCGCCCCGGCGGGTACGGCCGCGCCTGGCGGCCCGCGAGCACGATCGGTGCGCCGTTGGCGGCGAGTACCGTATCGCCCTCGGCGCTGGCCGTGCGCGGGATGGCGGCGACGAAGACCGACTCGCCCGGCACGCGCTCGGTGGTCTCGGCGGCCAGCCACTCACCCACGCCCACCAGTCGCGTGCCGGCCGGATGGGCCTGCGGCGTGGTGTCGAGCACGCCGCGGGCGAGATCCACCGTGCCCGCGGTGGCATCGAAGGCGAGGATCGCCACGGCTTCGCGGATCGCACCGCTGGCGTCGATCAGGTAGGCGTAGTCGCCGACCGCCAGGCGCTCGGGCTGGGCCAGCGCCGTCACGGGCACGGCCAGCGCATCGGATTCGGTGGCCGGCAGCGCCTGGCCGAGCGTGAGCAGGGGTGCGTAGTCTTCCGGGGCCACCGCCTCGAGATCGGCGCTCGTGGGCCCGGTGGCGAGCTGCCAGTTCAACTGCCCCGTGCCGCCCGCACAGGCCAGGGCCCCGACGTAGGTGTCCGTGTCGGTGAGGGTGGCGAGATCGGCCCGGCTCAGGCGCCGCGCGAGTTCCCAGTACGGCACCTCGACCGCCAGCACCAGGGCCGGCGGCAGCGGCGTGAGCGGCGGCTCCTCCACGCGCGGCGGGGTGGGCGTGAGCACGGTCTGGCCCATGCCGAAGACATCCTCCACGGCCTCGATGCGCCATTCGGAGGCGCCCAGCGTGCCGGTGTCGATGCCGGTGACGCGCACCACCATGCGCTCGATGCCCAGCCGCGGCCAATGCAGCAGGAACACGTCCCCCGGCAAGGGCGGACGCTCCAGGGCGCCGGGGGCGACGGTGAGCGTCATGCGCGCCAGCGGCGAGCCCAGTGCGCGCAGGTCGCGCAGCGCGAGCCGTGCGGCCAGCGGCCCGTGGTTCACGCCCGGATAGTCGCGCCGCTGGTTGATGACGCCGCCTTGCAGTTGGATCGCGGCGAGGTTCTCCACCGTGACGGTGGCTTCCTTGGCCGTTGCCCAGTCGGTGTAGACCACGGTGATCTCGTTGGGCAGCTCGCCCCACTGCGCGCGCTCGAAACGCTCCATGCGCACGATCTCGTCGGGGCCGAGCACCGGCAGCCCGTCGATCCAGTAATCGTCGCGCAGGAGCTTCAATTCGAACGTGCCCTGCTCCGGGTCGAGGTAGAGGAGGCCGCCGACATGGTCGAGCACCTGGGCGATGAAGGCCTCGATCGGCTGCTGGCGCGTCCAGAGGAGGTTCAGGCCGAAGCCTTCGGCTTCGAGCGCCCAGGCCGCGTTCCAGAAGCTTGAGCCCAGCGTGGACGGCGGATAGCCCATGCCCCAGTGCGGGTCGGTGAGGCACTGCACCAGGATGTGGGCCGGGTTCATGCCGACGGTGAGATGGGTGCCGGTGTCGGCATCCCAGGCCCGCACCTCGGCGCTCCAGGGCATCCAGGGTTCGTCGTGCCAGCCCGCCGTGAAGCGCCGCACCCGCACCGCCCAGGGCTTGAGGTAGGGGTTGTTCGCGGCGAACAGGATCTTGCGCGCCACGATCGACAGCACCCCGCGGAAGGCCGGGATGGCCGCGCCCAGGCGGCTCATCAAGTAGTCGTTGCGGTCTTGCGCGGCACTGCCTGCGAGCACGTCGAGGTCGCCCACCACGCCGCCTTCGCGTTCGTCGCCGCCGAAGAGCGTGGGCCGATCGATGGAGAGGCGCCCCAGCCCGTGGCCGCTCGAGAGCGGCGCGCGGCTCGCATCGCCCCAGGCGCTGCGGTCGCCGATCTGGATCTCCTGCACCGCATCCACCGGCCCCTGACACAGCACCAGGTGCATCCCGATCCGGTAGCGGTAGCCGACGGTCTGCTTCTTGCGGCGCCCGCCCATCAGCGCGGCTCCTCATGGCAGGCCTGCGCGACCTCGACCACGCGCCGCGCCATCGCGTCGCCGGTGGCCAGCAGCACGGAGGCGGGCAGCCCCCGGGCGAGGAAGTCACGGAAGTCCAGGCCCTGGCGTGCGAACCAGGTGCGCGTGCCGTGCACGCACAGACCGGCGGCGCGCACGTGGGCGATGGTGACGGTCACGTCCTTGCTCATTTCTTGCCGCCCTTCTTCTTGATCGGCTCGGCCTCCAGGTCGCCGTACCACACGACGTTGGCGCCGCGCAGCAGCACTGCGCCGAAGACGACCGGGATCGGCCGGCCCTCCTCGGCGGTGGGCGCGTCGAGGTCGGAGAGTTCGGCGGGTTTCGGGGCGGGCGGCTTGGGCGCCAGCGCCGCCGAGACCAGCGCTGCCACGACGATGACGACCAGGTACCACATGGGAGGATCTGTGCGTTCAGAAGACGCCCGTCGAGAACGGGTTCTTCGTCGGAATGAAGGGGAAGCCGCCGTAGTTGGCGAGGTTGTCGAAGCGCGCGGCGCAGGTGGGCATGCTGTGATCGCAGCCGGCCACGAGCTCGACCGGCGTCTGCGGCGCAAGCCCCACCGGATAGAGCAGTTCCACGCCCGCATATGATTCGCTGACGATCATGTGGCGCGCGCCTGCCGGCGTCTGCAACCAGCCGCCGGCGAGCATGCCGGCCACCTCGGGCGGGAGGCTCGCCAGTTCCACCTGGCGGCCTTCGGAGCGGATCACTTCGGCGCTGCCCGAGATCGGCGTCGCCCCGCACGCGGCCGAATACAGCACGTGCGAGCAGGCGCGGCTGTAGAGCCGCCGCAGACCAATGCGCTTCAAGCTCACCTGGGCGGACTCGCAGCGGATGCGCGCAGAGTCATCGGCCACCTCCACCCCGAGCACGCGGCCCATCCAGCGCGTGCCGGAAAGCCACCAATAGTCGCCCCAGGCGTCACGTCGAGCGACCGCCAACCGCACCGCGGTCGCCTCGCCGGTGATCGCCGCCTGCAGCAGATGCCGCACGAGGGCGTGGTCGGGCGGCAGCTTCAACTCCAGCGCCGACTTGGCCGCTTCGGCGCCGAGCGCGAGCGCGCTGCGCTCGAGGGGGCAGCGCTCGTAGCGCTCCCCGCCGATCTCCACGTCGAACTCGTGCGGGGTGAGCCGGAAGCTGCCGCTCGTGCCCTCGAAGGCGTAGAGCTCGACTTCGAACAGGGGGCCCTCGCTCATGGTCAGTATGCGGTGTAGCTGCTGCGATCGTTGCCGCGCGGCTCGGGCAGCCGGCGCAGGGTCAGGGGCATCTCGACCAGCTCGGGGGTGTGCCAGTGGAGCTCCACCGCGTCGTGGTCGAGCCGGCAGCGCGAAAGACGCAGGACGCGGCTGCCGGCCGGGACGGGGGCTTCGAGCCCGGAGCACAGCACCAGCACGCCGCCGCCGTCGTGATGGCAGGTGGCGGTGAGCACGTGCTGGCGCTGGCCGTCGGGATGCACGATCAGCGCACCGGCCGGGCGGTGCCAGAAGGCCGAGAGGTCCTCACCTGTGACGCGCAGGAAGCCGTCTTCTCCATCAGCCTCACGCGTCACGCGCAGCACCGGCGCCAGACCGTCGGGCAGCCAACAGGCACCGAGCCGCCCCTGGGCGCGGTACAGCCGCGCGCGCCAGCGGGCGATGTCTTCACGCCCGGCCGCCAGAAACCGGCGCTGGAAGGTCGTCGTCGGCCACGGGTCGTCACGGCGGACCCAGGGGTCGGCCGGGGAGAGGTCCTGCCGCGTGACCACGCCCTGCGCCGTGACGGAAGGGTCGTCGCGCCAGTTGCCATCGGGCCAGACGGGTAGGCCGTCGAGCCAGGGATCGTCGAGCAGGCCATCCATCGGCAGCGGCTCGAAGGCCACCTGCGCGGTGACGCTGCCGGCAATGATGCCCGGCACCCACTGCGCGAACTCGGCCGGCTCCACCGCCACGCCCTCGACCAGGGGCAGGACGGTCGCCCCTGCAGGAACCGCCCGTGCCAGCGGCTCGGTGAGCCACAGTCGATCCGGCTCCACCTCGGCGAGCGCCAGCACCTGCCAGCCGTCCGGGGCCATCAGCAGCGCGAGGCGCCGATCCGCAGGCCAGTGCAGGCCGTCCTCCTCCAGGCGCAGCTTGGCTGCGGCCGGCGCGAAGCCCGCCGCATCCACCGGCGTCACTGGAAGCAGCCGCGCGCCCCTGTCCGCCGCCGAGGTCAGCCTCACCGCGTGTTGCGGCAGCGGCCACCACGCAGTCCTGCCCAGATGGTCGGCGAGCCAGTCGGCCACCAGCGCGTCGCTCGCGCGCCCGTGGCCCACGTGGTAGGTGAGGGATCGCCGCGGCACGCGCCGCAGCCCCTGCCGCGCCTCGTTGCCCGAGGCGAGCCGCACTACGCCGGTCGCCCATTGCAGGCGCTCGATGAGGGGCTCGGCCCAGTCGTGACGGAAGGCGAACACCCCGCGTGGAGCCTCGGGCCAGGGCGTCTCGCCGAAGGCCTCCATCGCTTCTGCGACCATCGCCGCCGCGGCGGTGTCGCGGCGCAACACCTCGACGAGCAAGGCGGCGGCGTGCAGCGGCGGCGCGTGCTCCGCCAGCGTCTCGGCCCACAGCGTCGGCAGATGAGCGCCTGGCAGCGGCCGGGCCGAGGTCTCGGCGAAGGCCGTGGCGGCCAGCGCTCCGAAGGCCGCGCGCGAGATCGACTCGGCACGCTGTTCGACCACCTGCGCCATCGCAGCGGGTTGGGCGGCGGCCTCTGCCAGAGCCTCGGTCAACACACGCTCGGTCATGCCGACTCCAGCCCGAACTCGGCCGCGTTGAAGGCGCCCTCCGTCCACTGCACGTTGCCGTTCGGGTTGCGCTCGAACAGCGCCGTGTGCCAGGCCAGTTGCTCTTGCAAGTTGATGTCGCTGCTGACCGCCATCTGCGCGCCGCTCGCCACCAGCGCGCGCACGCGGCCGGTGCCCGCATCCGTCTTGCGCGCGAGCAGGGTCACCTGCACGCCGTGGATCGCCGGGGTGGTCATCACGGGCAGCGCCTCGACGTCGAAGGTCTGGCGCAGGCCGGCGGTGGCCGCACGGATGGCCGTGGCTTCGTCGCCGTCGCTCACCGCGGCCCAAGCGGGCAGCCCCACGGGCTCGACCGTCCATTGGTTCAGCGCCCCAGGCGCTTGCGGCTTCAAGGCATCCACCCGCACGTCGCCGAGGAACGTGTTGTTGATCGTGCCCGAGGTGTCGGCCAGGTACAGGTCGTCCACGTCGACGGTGACCGGGCACGGTTGGCCGGGCACGCTGCCTGCGAAGGCGGTGAGCAGCGGCCCGCCGCCCTGGGTGGTGTTCTGCGCCGACAGGGTGATCGCGAGCACGCCGTTGAGGCGCACGTTCAACGTGCCGTTGCTCGTGCCCTGCACGACCTGCAGTTCGACGTAGTGCCACCCCCGCACGGCCGCCGTCATGACCGAGGTCGAGATCCACTGGTCCCAGCCGCTCGTTCCCGATCCCGTCCGCCGGTAGAGCTTCAGGCGCCCGTCCTCGCCGATGCGCAAGAGGTGCGCCACCTGCGCGGTGGTGTCGCGCACGCCGAGCAGCACCGGCTCCTCGCCGGTGCTCTCGAACGGCGCCACGCGCACAGCGGCACCGACGATGAGGCTGGTGCGCCCGGCCTCCAGGTTCTTCACATACCCGCCGCCGGCGCCTGCGGGCAGGCGCAAGGCGTAGGACGAGGGTCGCCGACCGGGGATGCGCGTGGCCTGCGGCGACAGGTACGCCGCCTTGCCGCGCGCGAGCCACGGATCGCCGAAGGGGTCGAGTGCCTGCGGGTCGTAGTGATCGAAACCGTCGATGAAGATCAAGGCCATGGCTTACCCCTGGAGCGCCGCGCGCACCGCGCGCGCGTTGCGCCCGATGATGTTGAGGATCACCCGCTCGCCGGCGGGGGTCTGCAGGTGGTCGTGGGTGACGCCCGGGTCGATGGCGTTGACGATGCGCACGGCCTGGCTGACCGGCGGCGCGGCCGGCTGCACCTGGACCTGGGGCACGAGCCCCCCGGCGGCGAAGGCCAGACGCCGTCCGTCCCACACCGGAGGGGCGTGCAGGCCGTTGAGGGCATCGAGGAAGGCCACGCCGACACGCCGGACCGCCGCCGCACGCACCACGTATTCGCCGGCCGACAGCCGCGCCGGGATCGAATCCGAAGTCGCCGTGCCGGGACCCGACACGTAGCCTCCAGAGGCGAACTTCTTGATGTTGCCCAGCAGCGCCATGACGGCGGCCACCATCGCCGCCATCGCGGCAATCGCCAGCCCCGGGCCCACGACCGGAATCGACGCCTGCGAGGCGGCCGCGCCCGAGCCCGCCTCGGCGGCGTTGGCGCTGACCTTGGCCGCCGTCTCGGCCTGCTTGGTGGCCACCGACTGGGCGGCCGCCGCCTGCTCGATGGCGGCTTCCTGCTGGGTGAAGCCCAGCTTCATGGCGAGCATCCTCGCCTGCATCGCCACCCACTGCTGGAAGGGCTGGACGACCAGGTGCTGCAAGAAGGCGTCCGAGATCGAGCGGAAGATGGAGGCGAGACCCTCGCGCAGCGTCTGCGCACCGGTGACCATGCCCTGCAAGGCGGTGCCGAAGCCCTCGCCGATGCGGTTCCACATCGGCGCGAGCTCATCGACGACGAGCCGTGTGCGCTCCAGTTCGTTGCGCCAGGCGGCCACGCGGTTCACCGCCTCCGGCCCGATCGCCTGCGCGGCCTGCTGCATCGCGGGCAGCAGGCGCTGCATCTCGGCCGCAGATTGCTGCTGCAAGGCGACGATCTGCCTGCGCGCCTGGGCTTCGGTGAGCAGCCCGGCCTGCTGCTGGATCTGGATCGCCTCCTGGGCGTTGCGCAGCCGCTCGGTGACGAGCCGCCACTCGCTTTCCAGCTTGGCGAGGTTGGCCTGCGCGGCGCGGACAGAGATGAGCCGGTCGACGAGCGAGACGCCCGCGGCGTCGTTCTCGGCCGCCAGGCGTGCGCGAAGATCCCGGACGCTGCGCTCGATCGCGGTGCGCCGGTCCTCCGCCGTGTCGGTGCCGGTGATCTGGGCGAGTTCCTCGCGCGCCTGGGCCAGGGCCTCGGCCAGTTCCCGCTCGGCCCGGGCGGCGGCGCGGGCGTTGGCGACCTCGATGTCGGCGCGGCGGTCGTTGAGGACGATGAGGTCGGCCTCGAGCTTGGCGATCTCGGCTTTGGCGCGCAGTCGGTCCGATTCGGCAGCGCGCGGGTTGGTCGCGACGGCTTGGCTAGCCGCGAGTGCCAGCCGGCGACGGGCGATCTCGGCGTCGAGTTCGCGCTGCTCCAGCGCAGTCTTGCGGCCGTGGTAGTCGCGCACCGACAGCAGCCGGTCTTCCAGTGCTTGATCGAGCGCGCGCTGTTGGCGCTCGAGGCCGTCTTTGAGCAGGGCGAACTCGGCGTCCATCTGCGCCTTGCGCAGGGCCGCCAGGGCGCTGGCGGCCTCGCGGGCCTGGCCCGGAGCCGTGAGCCGTTGCAGCAGCGCCGGGTCGGCCTGGATGCGCGGCGCCTGGACCTCGATGGGCTTGGGGTCGAACAGGCTGTCCCGGAACTCGGCCAACTCGTCCAGACGCCGCACGAGGCTGCCCTTGAGTTCGGCGATGATGGCCTTGGCGCCGGCAGTGTTGCCCTGCAGGGCCTGCACGGCCGCGGCCACGCCGGCGCCGATCGCCTCGCCCAGGGCGACGAAGGCCTTGCCGACCGTGGCGGCACCCAGCGCCAGGGTCTTGAGCACCAGCACCACGCCGTCCAGGATCGCGCGCAAGCTGCCACCCTGCTTGGCCGACTCGACCATGCCGCCGGCCATCTCGTTCAGGGCCGGCAGGAAGGCCTCGATCACCCGGTTGGCCAGACTCGTCGCAGCCAGCCGCAGCTTGGCCAGCGAGTCGTTGAACACCTCGGCCTGCGCCGCGGTGTCGCCGCCGATCTGCACGCCGAGCGCTTCCATCTCGCCGGTCAATGCCGCGATGCCTTCGCGTCCCTGGTTCAGGAAGGGGATGAGCTCCGCGCCGCTCTTGCCGAAGAGCTGCACCGCCAGCGCCGACTTCTGCGCGCCGTCAGGCATGGCCTGGAAACGGTCGGCCAGATCGAGCAGCACCGCATCGGTCGCGCGCAGCGTGCCGTCCTGGTTCTGGAACGCCACGCCCAGCGCTTTGAGGCGCCGGGCGGACTCCTCCGAGCCCGTGGCCGCCTCGAACATCGTGGTGGCGAGCTTCTTGAGCCCCGTCTCGAAGGTCTGGGCGGAGACACCGGACAGTTCCGCCGCCGGCACCAGGGTGGACAGAGCCTCCACCGTGATGCCCACCCGCTGCGAGAGCTTGTTCAGCGCATCGGCCGACTCCAGCGCCGACCTGACCATCGCGGCCAAGCCCGCCGCCGACAAGGCCACGCCGAGCCCGGCCAGCACGCCGTTGACCCGGCGTGCGGCGTCGGCCAGGCCGCCGAGGTTGCGCTGGATCGAGCCGAAGGCCGCGCGTGTCTCGTCGACGGCGCGGATGAGGATCTGGGCTCGCTCGGTTGCCATTAGAGTTTGTCCAATTCACGCCCGATCGCGGCAGCGAGCTTGGGCAAGGCGCCTTGCACGCCTGCTGCGAGATCGAACCGGCGCTTCAGATCCACCCGCCGCACCAGCACGGCGATGGGGATCTCCTGGCCGCGCTGCAGGCGCTTGACGCCGCTGCGCTCGCGCTCGGCGCGCTTGAAGCGGTTGAGCTGTGCGGTGTTCTCCCGGATGTTCTCGGCCATCAGCAGCACGCGGCCGTTCTTCTCGACGAAGAAGGCGTTGCCCGAGCGCATCAGGCCGTCGATGACCTGACGGAAGCGCTTGGGGCCGATCCGTCCCGGCAGCAGCGGGATCAGCATCCGGCCCGCGACCGTGCCACCCTGGGTGTGGATGCCCAGCCAGGGGATGCGGCTGCCCACCCACAGCGCGGGCAGGCGATCGGGCTTGCGGTCGAACACCTTGGCCTGCAGCGAGGCGACGAAGCTCGCGCGCCGGACCTGGAAGGCGCTGCGCATCTGGGCGCGGGCGGCCTCGCGCACGTCACGGCCGCCCGAGACCATCCCTTTGGCGACGGCGGCATGGATCGCCCGCCGACGCTCCACGCTCCAGGCCGAGAGCCGCCTCGGATCGAGCAGTCCGGAGGTGGTGAGCGTCAGTTTCATGGCCGCACGTCCTCCCACAACTCGCGCTGCAGCCGCTCGATGGCCGCCCGGTCGCCCTGGGCCGCCACCGCGTGCAAGGCCAGCCGCAAGGCGTGCTGCCGGCGCTCCTGTCGCTCGTGGGCGGCCAGCAAGCCGCGCACTTGCGTGAGCGTGTAGCCCATCACCTCGGCGGGGCGGTGACCGCAGGCGACGAGCCGGGCGACGGCATCGTCCCAGCCGAGAGGATCGGCGCCAGCCGCTCGCCCACCTGCGCGATGCTCGGCGCCACCCGCCGCACGAAAAAATCCGCGTTCACCTCGAACACGGCGCAGGCCAAGGTGACGGCCTCGTCGAGCGCCAGCCCCTCGATCCAGGCGCGGTCGCGCCGGGTGGCGAGCGCGAGCAGCTCCAGCACCGCCTCGCCGTGCCGGGCGAGCAGCGCGAGCCAATCCGGCTCGGCCGAGAGGTCGGCGGCGATGGGCCGCACCGCGGCGAGGATCCGGGGCAACTCGCCCAGCCGGATCGGCGTGAGTTCCACCGCGGTGCCCGCCACCGTGACCACCTGGGGCACGGGCGGGAAGGTCTGGAAGTCGGTATTGCTATCGGTCATCGCCATCCCCTTACAAGAGCACCAGGCGGCCGAACTGGCCCAGTTCGCCGTCGGTGGGTTTGGAGAGATCCGCCAGCACCTGGCCGGAGAGTTCGAACTTCAGCAACTCGTCGGTGATGATCGACAACTCCTTGGCCGGGTTGATCGCCACGCGATAGAGGTCGATCACCACCTCGCGGTTGGCGTCGGCGGTGTTCAGGCCCTCGAAGCGGATCCAGCGCTCGGGCAGCGGCCGGGTGAACATCGCCGTGCTCTGCGCGGCGCCATAGGCGTAATCGACGGTGAAGGGCTCGACATAGGGGCCGCCGGTCGTGGCGTCGAGGATCAGCACCGAACCGTGCCTGGCGTGCACCTGGACCTGCGTCGCCGGCAGGGTCTTGGGCGGGCTGCTCCCGTCCTGGATCTGCACCGCCGAGACGTTCTGGTGCGCGAGCGGATAGAGGCTGCCCGCGGTCACCGGGTTGGGCAGCGCCTCACCCGTGACCGTGCCCGGTGCCACCGTGGTCGAGTGGCCGTAGAGGGCGAGTGCGAGGTTGCCGCTGCTCAGTTCCTCCAGTGTGCAGGCGAACTCGCCCTTCTTGGTCTTGATGAGCTGCAGGTCGGTCAGGCGCTGGCCGGACTGCGCCTCCTGGTGTTCCAGCGTCTCCACCGACAGCGACACCTTCAGTTCCGGCACGTTGCCGACGAAGGCGAGGCCGGCCGGATTGCCGGCCGCATCGCGCGCGCCGATGTAGACGCGCCCTTGTCCGGAGAAGTAGGCCATGGTCAGTCTCCCGTGGGGGTGGGCGTGGACGGGGCCGCGGCGGCGGGACCGTCACGGCGCGAGGGTTTGAGGGATGCGGCCGGCGCCGGGGAGTCCGGCGTGACGAGCCGGGCCGCGCCCTGGGCGATCAGCCAGCGCGCGCTGGCCTCGGGCAGGTCCAGCCGCGCGCCGGCGCTCAAGCGCCGACCGGCGTGGGTGTGGGCTTGGAGCAGTTCGATGTGCATTGGATGGGTCATCCCGTGGTCGTGAGGTCGGTCAGCGTGGTGCGGTAGCGGATCTCGTAGCGCGCCGGCAGCATCACCGTGCCGGCATCGAGGTCGTCGGCGTCCCAGTCGGCGTCGATCTCGCGCACGGCGAGCGCCAGGCCGCCCAGGTTCGGGTCCGCGAGCACGGCGGCGTGGGCGGCGACGATCAGCCGGTCGGCCGCGTCGAAGGCGTCCGCGCCGCGCGCGAGCGCGACCAGGCGCACGGTGAGCGCCCGGTCCACCAGCCGGTTGGCGTGCGCGGTGAGGGCGTCGCCCTCGACGAAGACGAGCAAGGCCGGGCCGGCCTCGCGGGGCAGCGGTGTGGCCGGCTGGCGCAGCACGGGTGCCGGGGCCAGGGCCGCAAGGAGGCGATCGATCAGGATGCGCAGCAGGCGCTCGCGCACCGAGTTCATGGCAGCCTCGCAAGCTGGGCCCGGCACTCGCGGCCGTCGCCGAGCGCTCGCACCTCGCGCACGCGGTAGGGCTCGCCGGCGATGGTGACCACGTCGCCCGGGGCGAGCGCCAGGCGCGAGGCCGCGTACTCGATCTCGAAGTCGCGCGCCAGCGCCAGGCCGTCGAGCACCGTCTCGTCCGGCGCACGGAACGCGCAGTGCACGGTGGCGGCGCCCACCACGACGGGCGTCAAGAGTCCCGCGCGCTCGGCGGCGTCGTACAGATCCTCCACACGCACCATCGCACAGGCACCCTCAGACGGTGAGCTTCACCAGCACGCCCGGCCGGTGGCACATCGGCAACGGGTTGCTCTGGGTGTGCAGGTCGGTCCCCCGGTCGAACTTGCGCGGCTCCTGCTTGGCGTAGAGCGGCTGGCCCAGGGTGTTCACGGTCTCGTTGAAGTCGGCCGGGGCGAAGTAGGTGGCGAAGGTGTCCACCGTGCCCAGCGGGAAGGCGTGGGCCTCGCCCGCGGCGATGAAGCGGCGCGCGTTGCCGTGGGCGTCGGTCGCCTGGCCGCGGTACTCCTCGAAGGTGATGCCGGCGAAGACGAAGCCGGCGCGCACGTCGTTGATCAGGATCGCGCCCTGTTGCCACTGGGTATAGGCCTCCTTGACCGACTTGTGGCCGGTGAGCGCCCGGAAGAACTCGGGCGAACAGAGGACGTGCACGCCGGTCATGAACTCGCCCTTGAGGTTCTCCTCGATGTGGGCCAGCACCTCGTAGCAGTGGCCCTTGACGTCGCTCGCGGCATTGGCCAGATCGAAGGCGATGGTGGTGGGCCTGAGATCGAACTCGTCGAACAGGTCGTAGATCGTGCTGCCGTCGGCGTCCAGGATCTGGCCCTTGAGTGCGCCCATACGCAGGTGTTCGAGGGTGATCGCGTGCTTGTTGCGCATGGTCTCCAGATGCCGTGCCAGCACGCCCGCGACGGCCTCCATCTCCGTCTCCGAGCCGAAGGCCCGGATGCCCTGGACCTCCTCGGGCAGCACCACGTCGTCGTGCGGGATGTGCGGGACGACGAAGGAACGCAAGGAGCGCTGGCCGCGCTCGCCGACCGTGCCAGGCGAGCCGGGCGGCCGGGTGGGCAGCAGGTTCAGGCGCCCGGCGTACTCCTCGATGACGACCTGGCGCGTGCGCACGGGCTTGGCCGGAAACAGGTTCAAGGCTTCCAGCCGCCCGTAGCGGTTGGGGATCAGGTTGATGGCGGCGGTCAGGCTCGCCATCGAGAAGCCGGGGGAATCGAAGGGGTTGAGCATCGGGGTCTCCAGAAATGCGAAACAGGAGCTTCGGCGCAGGCTCATGCCGGCGAAGCCGGTGTGAAGCCGCGTAGCGGCGGCCGAAGCCAAACCCACCGGGCGGCGGGTCGCTCGAGTGGGTCGGGATCGGGTGTCGGTCAGGCGCTGTCGCGTACCACGATGCCGCGCGCTTCGAGCTGTGCGATCGCAGCGAGCTGCTGCGCGGTGGTGATCCCCGCGGGCCAGACCAGCGCGTTTCGCGCGACGATGGCGTGGCGGGCGATCAGGATCGCGTCCTCCCGGTCGATCAGCGTCGCATCGACGGCCAGCGCGAGCACACCCAGGGCGACTTCGCTGCCGTCGCCGGCCGCGGGGTCGAGGGCCTTGAGCTTGCTTGTGGCCGTCTCGCGGCCGACCACGGCGCCGAGCGGGAGGTTCTGCCCGGCCGCCACGGTCGCCTGCTCGCGCGAGTACAGATTCGGCGCCTCGTACTTCAGCAGGTCGCCGAGGTTGGGGGCTTGGGTGAGCGTGGGCATGGCTTACTCCGCGGCAAGGGGTTCTCGACGGACGAGCTTCTTCACGGCGGCGACCACGGGCGAGGCGGCCGGATCGGCGCCGGGGGCGGCCCAGTCCTGGGGCGCGTGGGTCGAGCGCACGGCCGACTCCATGCTGTGGGTGGCGCGCGCCTCGATCAGGGCGCGGCGCACCTCGGCTTCGGTGCGGCCGGCGGCAATGAACTCGGCGGCGCGCTCGGGGCAGCCGGCGATCAGGCACAGTTGCGCGATCGCTTGCGCGGACTGCGCCACTTCGCGGCGGGCCTCGGCCACCAGGGTGGCGGCCTCATCCACGCCGAGCGTTTCGGGCGGGGTGTCGGTCATGGTGGGGGTTCCTCGCAGTAAGGTCGCCTTCCCGGTCGGGGCTTGGCGCGGCGGGGAAGACGGACGCCGCGCGGCAGAAAGATGTCGGTCGAACTCGGCGAGCACCGCGGCAAGCGTCGCCACGCCATCGGCCAGCCCGGCTCGAGCAGCCTGCGGGCCGAAGAAGAGCGCGGCCTCGGTCGCGCGCACCGCGTCCTCGGACAGGCTGCGCATCGCCGCCACGTGCGCGACGAAGAGCGCGTGGAGCCGGTCCACCTCGGCCTGCAGCGCCGCGCGGGCGGCATCGTGAAGCGGCTCGTGCGGCGAGTAGTCGTTCTTGTGGGCGCCCGCGGTGATCGCGGTGTAGCGCAAGCCGTCCCGGGCGTCCTTGACCGACTGGTCGACGTGCAGCGCGATCACGCCGATCGAGCCCACGCCGCCGGTCTCGGTGACGAAGAGCCGCTCGGCGGCGCAACCGATGGCGTAAGCCGCGGAGAAGGCGGCGTCGTTGGCCACGGCCCAGACGGGCTTCACGGCGGCCGCCTCGCGCACGCGGCGTGCGAGCTCGAAGCACCCGCCGGTCTCGCCGCCGGGCGAATCGATGTCGAGCACGATGCCGGCGACCATCGGGTCGCCAAGGGCTGCCTCCAGCCGCGCGCCGATCTCGGCGTAGCTCGTCAGCCCCGAGGCCGCCTCCAGCCCCAGCGTGCGCTTGACCAGGGTGCCGTGGATCGGCAGCACCGCGATCGAAGCTTCCGGAAACGCCTGGGGGGTCGCGGGCCGCGGCAGCGGCGGCGCGAGTTCAACGTCCGGCGCGGCGAGATGGAGGCGCTCGGAGAGCACCGCGAGGATCACGTCGAGCTTGGCGCGCTGGACGAGCAAGGGCGTGCCAAAGAGCCGGGAGGCGAGATGGGGCAGCATCGGTTCAGTCCTGAAGTTCGGTGTCGGGCGCAGGTGTCGGCACCGGCCTCGATGCTTGGTCGTGCCGCGGATCCGAGTCGAACACCAGCCCCAGTTCATCGGCGCGCCGGTTGTCGGCGGCGATCTCGCGGTCGATGTCTTCGGCGTCGTAGCCGTAGGCCGAAATCGCCTCCGAGCGGCTCATCAGCCCGGCGCGGATCGCGAGCTTGAGCGCGTTGAACTCTTTGAGCGGATCGACCCACTGCCAGCCCTGCGGGATCCACTTGGCGGCCTGGTACGTCCGAGGGCGGCGGGCGTAGCCGGGCAGGCTCAGCGCCCCTTCGAGCACGGCCTGCTCCATCCAGGCGCGCCAGACGGGCCGGCACAGCTGGTGCACGATCACCCCGTGCTGGATGGCCTCGCAGCGGCGGCGGAACTCCAGCAGCCCGGCGCGGATGCTGGAGTAGTTCACCTGGGTGAGATCACCGGTGAGCATCTCGTAGGTGATGCCCATGGCGGCGGCCACGGCCCGGAACTGCTGGCGCATGAACTCGCCGTAGCTCGCGCCCACGTCGGCCGGCGCCGAGAACTTGATGTCCTCGCCCGGCTCCAGGATCTGCAACGTGCCGGGTTCCAGTCCGGCGAGCGCCGCGCCCTGGGCGTCCGGCAGCCCTTCGCCCATCAGGGTGTCCTCGGGGGCGAGCCGCGTGATGAAGCCGGCGAACATCGCCGCGGTCTTCTTGCGTACCAGTTCCGCGTCGTCGTACTGGTCGAGCTCGTGCAGCTTCACCAGCGCCCGCGCAAGCCACGGCTCGCCGCGGATCTGCCCCGGGCGCAGCGGGCGGAACAGGTGGATGACCTCGGAGGCACCCACGCGCACGGTCTCCATGCCGCCCGTGCCCGACATGGGGGCGAGGCTGCCGTCACCCGGGTGCGAGCGGGTGAGGTGGTAGGCCACGCGCCGCCCGAGCCGGTCGAACTCGATGCCGGCGCGGATGACGTGACCCGAGGGCAGGTCGCGGTTGAGCGTCGTCGGCAGGTGTTCGGGCTCCAGCACCTGCAGCTGCAGGCCGACCGCGAGGCCGTCCTCCGGGCGGCGCCAGCGCAGGCGCACCAGCACCTCGCCGCCTTCGAGCATCGCGCGGCAGGCGAGCGCCTGCAGGCCGTAGAAGTCGGTGAGTCCTGCGGCATCGGCCTCCTCCACCCAGTCCCACCATAACGCGTGGATGGCCTCGCGCACGGCCGGGTCCTGCACCATGCTCTGCGGCTTGATGCCGGTGCCGATGGCATTGGCCACGAAGGCTTCGATGCCCGCGGCCGCCCAGGCGTTGCGCCGGGCGAGATCGCGGCTCTTGGCGCGCAGCTCGTTCTGCGTGAAAGCCAGCGCCGCGACCGCCCCGGGATTGCCGACCTGCCAGGCCACGGCCCGGCGGCCGCCGCCCACGCCGTCGTAGGTCGGGCTCGCACCGAAGATGCGGCGCTTGAGACCGATCCACCAGCTCACGCGTAGCTCCACAGGGTCGGACGCGGACGGTCCGTCGTGGCGTCCAAGTCGTCCAGATGGATGAAACGCCGCAGTCCCCGCTGCTGCACCCCGATGCCGGTAAAGCCGTGGGCCACCGCGAGCACGACGAGATCGAGGGCATCGCGACCGTGCACGGCCACGTCGCAGGCCCGCCCCAGGGTGTGGGCGCCGCTGCTCGTCTTGGCCGCCTCGGCCGGGTGGGTCGGATCGCGGTAACCGCTGGTGATCACCATCGAGCGGCCATAGGCGCTGCGCAGCCGCTGCAGCCGCTCCATAAACCCCGGATCCATGCGCAGCCGCCCAGTGTGCCGGCAGCGAAACTCCTCGGGACGAAAGTTGGGATAGCGGCGCCAGTCGAGCGCGCTTTGCGTCGTCTCACGCATGATGAACCCTCAGGTCGCTTTGCGGGTATGAATCCGGATCTGCCGCGGCGCGCTGGGCCACAGCCCCGTGGCCACGGCCTGTTCGTGCAGGTCACGCTTGACCGCCCGGATGGCGGCTTGCAACTCCTCGATCGAGCGGTACTCGACCGTCTTGTCGCCGAAGCTCACGCGCTTCTCGCCCTTGGCGAGCGCGGCTTGCAGGGCCTCGAGATGGGCTTCGGTGTAGGCCATCAGCGGTAGACCACGAGGTTGATTTCGGTGGAATCGGCGAACGACGCCGCGGTGGTCGCGCAGCCCACATCGACGTGCGTCGGCGTCTTCTCGTCGGCGGTCGCGCGCACGATCAGCAGCCGCTGCGTGCCGCTGTTGGTGCTGCTGCGGGCCACGCCCACCCAGGCATAGTTCGCGTCCGGCAGCGGGCTGGCGAAGCTCACGCGGTAGCGCCCTGCGGCCAGCCGCGTGACCGAGGCGACGTTGTGCGCAGCGCGCACGACGACCTGGTTGCCGACATAGCCGAAACACACCCAGGCGCGCGCCAGACCCGGGTGGTCGGCGCCGACCTTGACCTTGACCTCCCGCCCGATGCGGCCGGCCAAGGCGCCGATGCGCGAGGCCAGACTCATCAGACCAGGGCCCCTTCGAAGATCGCGACGAAGTCGGTGTCGGTGTCGCCCACGTCGGCCGCGGCCACGGCGCCGATGTTGCTGCGCGCCTGGGCGGCTTCAGCGGCCGTCAGGGTCTGCGCCGCGTCGAAGCGCACGCGGTGGTTGACCGCGGCAAGCAGCGCGTCCAGACCGCTGGTGCCGTCTTGCAGCAGCTGCTGGATCTCCAGCAGCGTGTCGTAGGCGGCATCGGCCCCGCCCAGGATCTCGGCCTTGAGCGTGTCGAGCAGCGTGACGATCTTGCTCGACGAGTAGGTGCTGGTGGTGGCGACCTGGGTGTCGTCGATCGCGCCCGAGGCCACCACCGCGGCCTTCAGCTCGTTGATGGCCGCCACCAGGCTCGACTTGTCGGTGGTGGTGAGGTGGGCGAGATTGCCGGCCTTGGCGCGGACGTCGTTGAACTCCTGCGCGACGCGGATGACCAGGCTCTCGATGCGGGTGGTCAGTGACATAGCGTCTCCTCGTCAGGACAGCCAGCGGCTCTTGATCACGCGCCGGCCGGTGTTGCGGTTGCCAGAAACACCCAGGCCACCTCGATGGGTGGCCTCGGTGATCGATTCAGTAGGTGTTTCAAGGGCTGGCGGACTGGCCAGCCCCAGTTGCCGCTCCAGTTCGCGCCAGTGGCGTTCCTCGAAGCGGTCGAGCCCTGCGGCCGCAGCAGCAGCACGGGCATACACGTAGCAGTCCAGCGCCTCGTTGCGCTCGCGCATCTTCTGCCACTCGCGCACCGGAAAACCATTCCTGTCGCGGCGGGTGATCAGTTGCTCGGCGCAGAGCTGCTGGATGAACTCGGCGTCGATCTTGGGCAGGTGGACGAAACCGGCCGGGTAGGTCACCGTCACGCCGTCGTCGGCCACCTCCGCGCTCTGGCGCAGGTGGTTGTAGAACTCGAGTTTGGCAAGCCCCACCGCGACCGCATACACCTTGATGCCCCGGCGCAGCTTCTTGCCCGCCTGCGAGACATCGACCGCCGTCGGTGTGCCGATCAGGGCCGCGCCCCCCATCGAACCCGTCCGCACGCCCTTGACCGCCATCACCCGCGCGTCGCGGCAGGCGCGCACGAAGGCGTAGGCCTCCTGTGTCGCAAAGCCGGTGTCCAGCGCCAAGCGGGCCAGCGGCATGGCCGCGCCCGAGGCATGGGTCCAGGTCTCGGCGAGCATCCCGCCCAGCGCCTTCCACACCGCATCCCGTGCGGTGTCGCCCATCAGCACCCGGTGCTCGATGAGCCAGGCCTCCTTGCCGCGCCCGAAGGCCCAGACCGAGACCTCGATGCGGTCCTTCTGCACGTCGGCGCCGGCGGTGAGCAAGAGCCCGCCGGCGGGAATGGTGCCGATGGCATAGTCCTCGCGGCGCTCCAGCAGGCGTTGCCAGTCGGGCGCTTCGCCCTCCTCGACCCAGGTCTCGCCGAGCTCGGTGTTCTTGAAAGTCTTGATGGCAGCGGCCGATCCCGACTCTTTACTGACGGCGGCTTCCCACGCAGCGGCGATCTCGCACCAGGCGCGCCAGCCCAGCGGGCTGTACAGCGACGACAGATGAAACCCCGCCGTCTTGCCCGAGCCTTCCGCCGTCGCGCGCCACTCGCCGTGCTCCAGCATCCAGGTCTTGTGGTGCTCGGCGATCGCCGTCTCGCACGATTCGCACACATACGCCGCCGTCTCGGGCCGTCCCTTCTCCCAACGCAGTTGCTCGAAACGCAGCCACTGCCGGTGCGAGCAATGCGGGCAGGGCACGAAGTAGCGCCGCTGGTCGCTGGCCTCGTACTCGCGCTCGATGGCCGAGGCGCCCGCGATCGTCGGCGTCGAGACGATGAAGATCTTGCGCCGCGCAAAGGTGCGCGTGCGCGCCTCAGCGAGCGAGATCGCATCGCCCTCCCCCTCGACGTCGAGCGGGTAGGCGTCCACCTCGTCGAGAAAGAGATAGCGCACCGGCATCGAGCGCAGGCCCACCGCGCTGTTCGCGCCGGTCATCACCAGCACGCCGCCACGAAACTCCTTGGCGAGGATGGTGTTGCCCGAGTCGCGCGAACGCGCCGGAGCGATGAGTTCGCAGAGCACCGGCGACTCCTCGATCAGCGGGTCGATGCGCTGCTTGGAGTTGCGCTTGGCCATCTCCACGGTGGGCCACACGGCCATCATCGGCCCCGGCGCGTGGTGGATCACGTAGCCGATCCAGTTCGAGCCGGTCTCGGTCGCGCCCACCTGCGCGCCCTTCATGAACACCACGCGCTCGATGGGCGAGGTCGGCGACAGGCAGTCCATGATCGCCTTCAGATACGGCGTGCGGCTGGTGCGCCAGCGCCCCGGCTCGCTCGAGGCCTTGCTCGACAGCACCCGGTGACGGTCGGCCCATTCGGAGACGGTGAGCAGCGGGTCCGGCGTGAGGCCCTCGCGCCAAGCGCGCTCGATGACGTCCCAGCCCTCATAGGCGAACTCGTCCATCACAAATTCGTCGGGAACGAATTTGGACGCGCGCCAGCGCGCCCGTCAGGGTGAAACACGGGGACGTGTTTCATCAATCGACCCGAACCTTGAGTTCCCCGAGCTCGGCGAGGTGCTCGCGCACGGCGGCATCCAGGGCCACGTGCAGGGTGTGGGCCTCCACGCCGAGCCGGGCCGCCATCTGCGCCGAGATCCGCGCCGGCCAGTTGAGCCAAGCGTCGCGCTCCGTACGGGCGAGCTTGAACACATGCGCGATGGCCTGGTGGCGATCGACCAGTTCGCCCTTGAGGCGGGCCAGCCGCACCTTGTTGGTCTGCGCCTTGACCACCTCGTTGACCGTGCGCGCCTGCACGAGCGTGGTGCCGCCAGCGGGCAGGCCGGTGGCGAGGTTGGGGGCCGGATCCTCCGCCACCCGCACCTTCACGGTCCGGGAGCCCGTTCCCGCCTTCGGCGGCTCCGAGTTCCGGGTCCAGTCGCGGTCGGCCCGGTCTGGGTCGATGGTGCCGTCCGCCTCGGGCGTGATGCGCCCGGCGCGAATGGCCTTGTGTACGGCGGTGTCCGACACCCCACGGTGGCGGGCGTAGGCGCGAATCGACAGTCCCATGGTCTCCATCAAGCATTGGCGCCGTCCCGCTCGGATTCCGCTTGGCTTCGCTCGGGAACAGCGCGTTCATGTCATCACCATCAACGACACCCCGAGGAGAAGCACATGACCGAGCAAGCCGAAAAGGACATCGACCGGCAACTGCAGCAGATCGCGCTGGATCACCTGTTCATCGACACCCTGGAAACGCGCAACAGCGACAGGCTGGACTTCCACGAGGTCAGCGTCTGGGCCGTCAAGAGCGCCTTGATGGCCGCCTACCAGGCGGGCCGGCAGGCCGCGGGACAGGGCTGAGAAAGCAGCGGAAAGCGCTTGGCTTCTCCAGAGAACAGCGCGTTCATGACCACACCATCAACCACCTGAAGGAGCATCAGATGAGCACCATCCAACTCACCCCCGCCCAGCACGCCATCCTGGCCTACGCCGTCGAGCACACCGGTGGCAAGATCGAGTGGTTCCCCGACAACGTGAAAGGCGGCGCCCGCAAGAAGGTGCTGGACGGCCTCTGCAATCGGGCCCTGATCACCACCGACGGCACCGACTGGTCCGTCGCCGCCGAGGGTTACGAAGCCCTGGGGCGCCCGCGTCCCGCGCCGGCGCCGGTGGAGGCAGATGCGGATCTCGAGGCGGAGGTCGCAGCCGCCGAAGCCACCTGGGCACCGCAGCGCGCCGAGACCAAGCCCCGCACCCGCGAGAACAGCAAGCAGGCCCAAGTCATCGCGATGCTCCGGCGCCCGGAGGGCGCGACGGTGCGTCAGATCTGCGAACTCACCGGCTGGCAGGCGCACACGGTGCGCGGCACCTTCGCCAACGCCTTCAAGAAGAAGCTGGGGCTGACCATCACCTCGGACAAGCCCGAGGGCGGCGAGCGCATCTACCGGATCGCGTGATTCGAGCGGAATGGGAAGCCAAGCAGAAAACGCTTGGCTTCCCGCGCCGGCAGCGCGTTCATACGGGTGTCGCAACCATCCACGCCAAGGAGCACAGCATGAAACCCACCCGCGCCATCCTCACCCACAGCAACTACGACGCCGACGACTACGCCTACCTCACCGCCAAGGGCTGGAGCGATGACGAAATCCTGGCCCGCTGGAGCGAAGAGGCTGCGCACGGCAACGGACCCTGCCACTGGGAAAGCGCGTCGGCCCGCGCCAAGCTGGCCGCCGTAACCGGTCGCCAACAGACGACGCGAGATGATTGAGATTGAGCTTGGCTTCCTGATCGAACAGCGCGTTCATACGTGTGTCGCAACGATCAACGAAGGAGACAACGATGACCACAGCCAAAACGATCCCCGTCACCCGCAACGAAGCCTGGGGCTTCTGGGGCACGATGGACGCGCACGCGCAAGCCGCCTGGCCCATCGCGATGAACGCCATCTACGACGCCACGGGACAGCCCTTCGAAGCGGTGCGGGCCTTCCTCGACAGCCGCCACGGACGCCACTTCGCGGACGAAGTCCTCAACCGCATGCATGCGGGCCATGCCCTCCACGACGCGATCCGCGCCGCCACCCGGCAGTGGATGGAATGGACCATCGGACGCCGCACCAGTAAGGACTACGGCATCCCGCGCGGGCTTCCTTATCTGACCGGGTTCGTGATTCACTGCGAGATCGTCGAGGAGGAAGTCGCCGCCTGATCGAAGGCCAGGCCATCCGCCTCGCGGGTGGCTTGCTGGCCCGTCCAGTCCTGCCAGCGCCGCACGATCACGTCCGCATACTTCGGGTCGAGCTCGATCAGCCGCGCCACGCGCCCCGACTTCTCGGCGGCGATCAGGGTGGTGCCGGAACCGCCGAAGGGGTCCAGCACCACGTCGCCGGGACGACTCGAATTGCGGATCGCCCGTTCGACCAACTCCACCGGCTTCATGGTCGGGTGCAGGTCGTTCTTCTGCGGCTTCTTGATCTGCCAGACGTCGCCCTGGTCGCGGTCGCCGCACCAGTGGCGCTCCGCGCCCTCGGGCCAACCGTAGAGGATCGGCTCGTACTGGCGCTGGTAGTCGGCGCGGCCCAGCGTGAAGGTGTTCTTCGCCCAGATGATGAACGTAGACCAGTGGCCGCCGGCAGAGCGGAACGCCGCCTGCAGGGTGTCGAGCTCGCTCGACGACATGGCGACGTAGATCGCGCCGCGGGTGTGGGCAACGAGCAGCGACAGCGCGTCGTAGAGAAAGTCGTGAAAGCCTGCGCCGAGCGCGTCGTTGAGAATGGGACGGTGCTTGCCCCGCAGCTTGTCCTTGGCGCTGTTGGCGTAGTTCACGTTGTACGGCGGATCGGTGAAGACCATGTCCGCCCGCTCGCCGTCCGGGAACAGCTGCGCGTAGGCCTCTGCCGCGGTCGCATCGCCGCAGACCAGACGGTGCGGCCCCAGCCTCCAGACGTCGCCCGGCTTGGACACCGGCTCTTCCGGAATCTCCGGGACGGCGTCGTCCTCGGTCTGGCCTTCGTGCTCTGGCTCCTCACCGGCCAGTAGCTCGGCCAACGCATCGGCATCGAAACCGGTCAAATCGAGGTCGAAGCCATCGTCCTGCAGCGCCTCCAGTTCGATGCGCAGCAGGGCATCGTCCCAGGTCGCGAGTTCCGCGAGCCGGTTGTCCGCGAGCACCAGGGCGCGGCGCTGGGTCGGCGTCAGGTGATCGAGCACCACCACCGGCACGGTGGCCAGACCCAGCTTACGCGCCGCGGCAAGCCGCCCATGGCCCGCGACCAGCACACCGTCGGCGCCGGTGAGAATGGGATTGACGAAGCCGAACTCCGCGATGGAGGCCGCGATCTGGGCGATCTGCTCGTCCGAGTGCTGGCGGGCGTTGCGCACGTAGGGCAGTAGCTTGTCGATCGGCCAGTGCTCGATGCGCTCGGCGAACCAGTTCACGCGGCCGCCTCCGCCGTCTCGCCCAAGCGCTCGGCCGAGACCTCGGCGAAGGGCTGGCCGGTGGCCGCGAGCACGGGCTCCATGCCCGGGTGGTGCTGCAGCCAGCGGCGCAGCGCGACGTCGACGTACTCGGGCGCGAGCTCGATGGCGCGGACCCTGCGGTCGGTGAGTTGCCCGGCCAGCAGCGTGGTGCCGCCGCCGGAGAACGGCTCGAAGACGATCTCGCCCACGTCGGTGTAGGCCTCGATGAAGAACTTCGGCAGGCCCAGCGGGAATACGGCCGGATGGTCGATACCATCACCGATGCGGCCGCGCTGGCGCGTCACCTCGACGACGGAATCCGGGATGCGGAACGCCTGCGTGGGCTGTCCGGCGTGGTTCCATTCGCCGACCTTGCCATCCTTGGCGCGCATCGCGGTGGATGACCCATCGGCGCGCAGATGCGTCTCGTGACCGGCCCACTTGCAGGGCACGATCTTGTTCGGCTTGCGCGCCTGGCGGTTGAAGTGGAACACGAACTCGTGGCGCGGCGCGAGGCGCCCGGCCCAGTCGCCGGGCACGGTCACCGACTGATCCCAGACGTACCAGCCGAAGCGGCGCCAGCCCTGAGTGCGCATCCATTCGATCCAGCCGTCCCAGTACGGCTGCCACTCGCCGTCGCGATGGACGAGGCCGAGGTTGACCAGGATTTGCGCGTCCTCGTGCAGCGCGCTGCGGGCGGCGCCGAACACGCCCTGCATGAGCGCGTTCCAGTCAGTGATCCCGCCGGTGGTGTAGTCGCGCTGGTTCGCGTAGGGCGGGCTGGTAAAGAGCAGGTGAGCGCGCTCGCCATTGATGAGGCGCGCGACGGCGGCCGCGTCGCGGCTGTCGGCGCACAGCAGCCGGTGTTCACCGAGCAGCCACAGATCGCGGGGGCGTGTGACCGCCACCGCGGGCGGTGTGACGTCGTCCTCGTCCGGGTCGCCGACCAAAGCGCTCGTGTCCTCTTCGGCGGACGGTTCCGTCTTCTCGATGGCATCGAGCAGGCCTTCGATCTCGGAGGCCGAGAAGCCGGTCAGGTCCAGATCGAAGCCGGCGTCGGCCAGTTCGGCGAACTCCAGCGCCAACATCGCCTCGTCCCAGCCGGCATCGAGCGCGAGCCGGTTGTCGGCGATCACGTAGGCGCGCTTCTGCGCAGGCGTCAGGTGCGCAAGCTCGATCACCGGCACCTCGGCGAGCCCCAGCTTGCGTGCGGCCAGCAGCCGGCCATGGCCGGCGATCACACCATGGTCGCCATCGACCAGGATCGGGTTGGTCCAGCCGAACTCGGCGATGCTGGCGGCGATGCGCGCGACCTGCTCGTCGCTGTGCGTGCGCGGATTGCGGGCGTAGGGAATCAGCGTCTCGACCTTGCGGTACTCGACGTTGAGCGTGTTCAGGATCGGAACCTCGAAATGGAAAGCCCGCCGACGGAGAACCGTGGGCGGGCTCGTGATGTGTATCGGGGAGTGCACAAATCCGCCTGGAGCGGATTTGGACAGCCGCAGGCTGGCCGCGAAGCGGCAGGCCCCAGGGATGGGGCCTGCAAACCGCAAACCGTGCAAACCCCGGTTTGCACTCTGACGCTAGAAAAGCATCGCGCTCGCGCCCCCCGCATGGCTTTTCGGCCAGGAAGGACCCATCGCGCTCGGCGGGTCGGATCGCGAAGGCAGAAACGACGAAGGCCACGGATCGCTCCGTGGCCTTCGCACATGCTTCTCTCGCGAGGTTAGCGAAATCCTAGCGCAAAAACGGGTGAAGTGTTGCACGTCCAAAATGGCTCGAAACCGGCATCGTTCCGCATCCGCCCGCATGGCTTGGATCACTTTGGAAACGACCCGCAACTTCACTCATGAAAGGCTGGCCACGGTCCGGCGGGTCTGCTCGTTCAGACGGCAGGCGACGATGTCGAGCGCCTTCTGCCACCGCCGCCAGGCCGTAGTGCGGTCGCAGCCGAAGCGCCGGCAGATCTCCCGCCACCCGCGTTCCTCGGCGCGCATCCAGACGAGATGGCGCTGCTCCTCGGTGAGCCACAGCACCCAGCGCATCGTCTCCTCCATGCGGTCGATGGCGGCCGGGTCGGGCGGAAAGCGGTACAGCACGTCGTCGCCCGAGTAGGTCTCCCACGGCTGGCGCAGGATGGCCGGCCAGGTGTTGAAGTAGCCCTGGACGCGTACCGGCGGCAGACGCCGCGCGGTCTGGGCGGCCTCCCGGAAGCGCTCGGCGACGTCGTCAACGCTCCACATGGCCGTCTCCCTGGCGACCGTAGAGCCGCTCGCCGATGCGCTTCACCAGCTCCCGCTCGATCCAGTCGAGCCGCTCGTCGTCGAGCGAGACCACCAGGATGCCCTGGTCGCGCCAGCCGTCGCGTTTGATGGCATCGACGTCCGGGCGAGTCGGTTGCAGGCGCCCGAGGGGGCAACGATAGTGGGGGCTGGGCGCATTCATGCTGGCACCTCCTGCGTCGCGATCGCCCACATCAGCAGCGCCAGCGCGTCGGCCTCGTTGTCGTCGGCCGGATCGAAGCCCCAGGCGCGGACGGCGGCGATCACCGCGTCCTTGCCGGCGTTGCCCTTGCCGGTGGCGTGTTTCTTGATCGTGCCGACCGGCACGCCCCGGTACGGAATCTGGTGGTGCTCACACCAGGCCGTGAGATGCGCCATGAAGCCGCCGTAGGCATGGACGGCGTCGACCCCGACGTGGCGGCGGACCTCCTCGAAGTACACCGCATCCAACCCGTCCGCCGATTGCTTGATCTCGGTGAGCCAGCGCTTGAAGCGCAGATAGCGCATGCCGCCGCCCTCGAAGCGCTGGGGCTTGAAGCACTCCGAGCCGCTGGTGACGGAGCCGTCGCGCCCGCGCAGCGCCCAACCGGTCCGGGTGCCGAGGTCGAGGCTCAGGATGGCCGCGCCGGGTCCTCGGCCCCGACCGCCCAAGCTGAGCAGACCCCTTCGAGTCGGGGGAGAGGACACGACGTGGTCCTCTCCCCCCGAAGGGGGGAGGGAGTTTTCGCCAACTTGGAAATCTCCGGAAACCCAGCAACCACGCGGGTTTGGGGAAGTTGGCAAGTTGGCAGCGTTGCCAACTTGCCAATCTGCCGACAACTCCCTAACGCGTTGATCAGTATGGGATTCAAGTTGGCAGGCGTTTGCCAACTTGCCAACGTCTCTGAAAATCGGGGGGAAGTTGGCAGAGGTTTTGCCAACTTGGCTGTGCGTGTTCATGCGGGCTCCTCGGGGTCGTTCAGGTCGTCTTGGTAAACCCACACCTCGGGGTTCTCGACCGGCAATGCGGCCCCCGATTGCGGGCATTTGAAGTGGGTGGGCAGCACCGGCAGTTCGCGCAGCGATACTTCGCCCGTGGCTGGATCGGGCTCGCCGACAATCGAGCGCAGCACCATCGCCTCGACGCACAGGTAGCCGAACTTGGTGCGGGCGGGCGGCAGGCCGTAGTCCTGCGCGTTGCGGAAGTACTTGATGTAGCCCTGGGTCGAGAGCGCGGAGAGGCGCTCGCGGATGGTGCGCTCGCCACCGAGCCCCGCCTTGCCCTCGAAGCTTTCCGCGAACTGGTTGGCGGTGTAGCAGCGCCCTTGGGCCGCCTCGTCGAACAGGATCTGCAGGATGGCGTCGCGCTTGCGCCGGCGCTCGGCATCGAGGCGCTCGCCGTAGTCTTTCATCACCAGCCGCTCGTTGGCATCGACCTCCCGCCACTCGCCGCGGATCTTGTCCACGTGCATCGAGGGGATGGCCGCGCCGTTGCGCAGCTCGAAGAAGAGCTGGCGCGTGGTGCGCGTCTCGTCGGGGCGAAACAGCAGCATGCCGGTGGTGTAGTAGCCGCGCAGACTCCCGGCCCCGGCCAGCGCCTGGAACGGGTCCTCCTCGAACTGCTTCTTGCCGAGCTTCTTGGTGTGGTGGGCCAGCACGATGCCGGCGTCCGGGTTCACCGCATCGCGCAGGCGCTCGACCCGCTGCGACAGGAAGAACAGCATGGCGGCGTTGTCGTTCTCGCCGCCGGCGTCCCCGCCGTCGAAGACGTTGCGAATGGGGTCGATGGCGATGATGTCCGGCAGCTCGTCGCCGAATGCCTGCTTGATCGCGGGGATCACCTGGGCCAAGCCAGCGTCGTCCAGGATCAGCCGCAGCTGCGACGTGGCGACGAAGTTGACGCGCGCTTCACCGATGCGACTGGGCGGTAGGCGGATCTCCTTCACACGCTCGCGCAGGTAGTGGTACTGCACCTCGGCTTGCAGATAGAACACCCGCAGCGGGCGCGGCGGCGTCATGGCGAGGAAGGTGGCGCCCGCCGCCATGTGCGTGAGCCATGCGAGCAGAAAGTCACTCTTGCCGACCTTGGGCGCACCGCCGAATACCAGCAGGCCGCCGGGTGTGAGCACGCGCGGTGCGATGAGATCGGGCGGCAACGGCGAGTCGTCGTCGAGCAGCGCACCCAGGGTGAAGGTCGGCAGTGTCGGCGCCGCCCCCTTGACGACCCTGCGCTCGCCCTCACGAATGAAGGTGGCGCAGTCGAAGCCCTCGGCCACGGCATCGGCCGCGTCCCACTTGTCCGGTTTATCCATGGGCGGCACGAGGATGGCGACCGACGCCGCGCCCGCCGTCACGCAGGCACGGGCGGCGTTCTCCGCGTAGTCCCAGCCCGGGACGTCGCGATCCGGCCAGACCAGCACGTGCTTGCCCGCGAGCGGCGTCCAGTCGGTCTTGTCGATCGGCGCCCGCGCGCCGTTCATGGCCGTGGTCGCCGTGATGCCCGTCCCGATCAGGGCGCAAGCCGCCTTCTCGCCCTCGACCAGCACCACGTCACGCGCATTGGCCACGGCCGGCAGGTTGTAGAGCGGACGCGGATCGGGGGCGCGCCACATGCGGGCGCGCACGTCCCAGGGGCGGTACTCCTTGCCGGTGGGCGGGTCGTAGCGGTAGACGCAGGCGATCAGTCTGCCATCCGCCGTGAGGTAGTCCCACTTGGCGGTATAAGGGCCGAGTTCGTCGACGGGGGCGCTGCGTGCATTCGATCGCTCCGGGGTGTGACCGATGGATGGTGCAAGCCCGAGCCATTGACGGATTTCCTCCGCGATCCGGGGGAAGTCGTGCCGGGCGGAGAGTCCACGGGAACGGGCCCACAGATCGATGACGTCGCCGCCTTCGTCGGTCGCAAAATCCTTCCACAGCCCACGCCGTTCACCATCGAGCTCGACCACCAGGCTCTTGCCGCGATTGCCGTCGATATCGCCGACATAGAATTTACCGCCGCGGATGCGGCCCTGCGGGAACAGGTAGAGCAGCACCGCCTCCAGGCGCTCGAGCAGGCCTCGGCGCAGCGAATCGGTATCGGGGAGTGCCATTCCCTGCTGTTCGGGTGCGTCGTTGTAGTCGAGCCAAATGACGTCTGCCATCAAGCCGACCCCCAACACCGGTCCTGCCAAGGGCACGACTTGCATGTGACATGGGTCGGCGTAGTGGCGTGTCGGGGCAGCAGCTCGCCCGCCTCGGTGGCGGTGATGACGCGCACGGCCCGGTCCGACATGCGCTGCGCGAGCCCGCCGTCGAAGGGTACGCGCTCGAACCAGATCTCCTCGCTGTCCTTGTTGATGGCGGTGAACAGCGCGGGATTGCTCGCGATGCCCGGCACGGCGCCTTCCATGTAGGCCTGGTAGACGGCAATCTGCGCGGCATAGATCGGCTTGGCACGTGTCACGCCCTGCTTGACGGTCTCGCTCCAGGACTTGTCATTCATCGTCTTGCACTCCCACAGCGCGGGATAAGCAAGCTCGATGTCGGCAGGGCCCGCAGCCAGGATGCCGTCGACGTGCCCCTGGATGCGTCCGCCGGCGACGGAGAAACCGAACTGCTCCCCATCGGCCCTGCGGGTGTAGAGCTCGAAGCCGGCGAGGCGCAGCCAGCGGATCGCCAGATCCTCCAGGGCATGGCCGACCTCGAACACCCGCAACACCCGCCCGGGCAGCTCGCGCCCCGGATCGACCGCGGCCTGGGCGTACTCGTACTGCAGGGCGCGCTCGCAGGCCACGCCGAGCCGGGAGGCACCGAGGTAGGTCCGAGATACCTGTGCTGCCCGTTCACGCGCCAGCGCTTCGTCGATGACAGCGTTGACGCGCTCGTGGAACCTGGGGCGGTGGTTGTAATCGAGCATCACCGCCTCCTCAAAACGGCACATCGTCGGGCGTGCGCTCCCGCAGGTTGTCGAAGTAGGCGGTGAGCACCACATCGACCAGTTGCAGGACCTCTTCCCGGGTGTAGCTCGCGAGCGACCGGTCCATGCCGATGGACGCCACGTACTCGCCGAGCGAGGGCAGGACCGCCTCCATCGCGGCCTTCTCGTTATGGGTGGGATCGATCACGACACCGCCTCCCGCCTTCAGTCGTTGCAGATGAATGTCCTGGCAGCGCATGGAGCAGAAGCGCTTGAACAGGCGCTTGCCGTCCGGCGCACGCGAGCCGTTCCTCGGCGACAGCCAGCAGAAGCCGCGTCCCTCTCGTCCGCAGATCGCGCATATCACGCCGCCCTCCGGTGTTCGTCGTTGGCTGCCAGCACAAGGCGATGGATCGACGACTTGTTGAACTGGAACGCGAGCAGCGCCGAGGCCTGGTAGCGGGTGAGCCCGAAGTCGGCGCGCATGGCCTGCGGCAGGTAGCGCAGCTGCTTCTCGGTGGGCGGTTCGTTGAGCCAGCGGCGGGTCTTGTGGGCGGTGTCGAGGGACTCGTTGTCGTTGAGCCAGTCGTCCGCCTTGGCCATGCAGACGCTGCGGTCGCCGACCGCCAGCAGACGGGGCGGAAGACTCCGGCCGCCGCCGACCGCGTGCCAGCGACCGTTGAGGAAGAAGATCCCGCCCCAGGCTTGGAGGCCGGTGGCCATCAAGGCATCGTCGCAGCCGAAGAGATCGCACCAGCGGAAGTTGGAGCGCTTGAGCAGGTCGATCTCCGTCATGACGAAGTCGTCCATGGCTTCCGCCTGCTCGGCCGGATCAATGGTCCACTCGAAGCCGCACAGTGGGCATTCGCGGCAGCCGAGCGGCACCGTCGCCTCGCAGGAGGGGCACTCCTTGGTGGGCGCCTGCCCCTGGTGCTGGTGGCCGTCCAGGTTGGCCTCCTGCTCCAGCGAGCCGTGCATGAGGGTCGCGGTGCCGAAGTCGAGGACGATGCAGTCGGTCTTGACGACGCCGGGATGCTCGGCCGGATCGACGGTGCGCAGCCCCCGCCCGATCATCTGGGTGAGCGTCGACTTGTGCGAACTCGGGCGCAGCAGCACCACGCAGGAGGTGGGCGTGTAGTCGTAACCCTCGGTCAGCACCGCCACGTTGACGACGACCTGCGCCTCGCCGGTCTCGTATTCGGCGAGGCGCACCTTGCGCTCGGCGTCCGACAACTCGCCGTGGATCAGCACGGCGCGGATGCCGGCGGCGACGAAGGCGTCGGCCACGCATTGCGCGTGCGCCACGGTGGAGCAGAACACGATGGTCTTGCGGTCGCCGGCCTTCTCGCGCCAATGACGGATCACCGCGTCGGTGATCGGCGTCCTGTTGAGGATCGCCTCCACCTCGGTCATGTCGAAGTCGGTGGCGGTGCGGCGCACCTGGGCGAGGGCCGATTGCGCGCCGACATCAATGACGAAGGTGCGCGGCGGCACCAGATGGCCGGAGGCGATGAGCTCGCCCAGGGTGATCTGGTCGGCCACGTTGCTGAAGACCTCCCGCAGCCCCTTGCCGTCGCTGCGTGCGGGCGTGGCCGTGGCGCCGAAGATCAGCGCCCTGGGGTTGCGCGACAGCACGCGATCTATCACGCGCCGATAGGACTTTGATGCGGCATGGTGCGCCTCGTCGACCACCAGTAGATCGAGCGTGGGCATCGCGTCGAGATGGTTGTCGCGCGTAAGCGTCTGCACCATCGCGAAGGTCGCGCGCCCGGCCCAGGACTTCTCCTTGGCATCGAACACCGAGGTGGTGAGGCCGGGATTGACCCGGCAGAACTTCTCCCGGTTCTGGGCGGTGAGCTCGTCACGGTGGGCGAGGATGCAGGCTTTTGCGTCTGGCTCCTCCAACACGCCGCCGGCGACCGCCGACAGCATGATGGTCTTGCCCGAACCGGTCGGGCCGATGGCCAGGGTGTTGCCGTGCTGGTGCAGCGCCGCGAGCGAGCGCTCCACCAGCAGGGCCTGACGGGGACGAAGCATCATGCCGGCAGTCCCCCCTTACTGCGCCCAGCTCGGACGGCCCGTGACCGGCCCGCGACCCGTGGCTTGGGCATAGGCGTTCGGCGTGGTGGGCGCCGGGGCGGACGGACGCGCGTTGCCCATCAGCGCGGCGTAGTCCTTGTGATCCGGCTGGATCGCCTGCTTGATGACCGCCTTGTCCTGGCCGTTCTGGTCCTTCTCCCAATCGACCTTGCCGAGGAACTCGATGCCGTCGAGGTCGGCGAAACCGGCGATGCGCCGCGCGTTCTGGGCCTGGGGGCTGGCGTCGCCCGGATGGACGCCGCGCGCCGAGTTCAGGATCGCCTTGACGAAGGCGCGGCCCATGTTGGCCCACTCGGGACCCTTGGGGCTGTAGAGACCGATCAGCGACCACAGCTTGCGGCGGGCGTACTCGCCCTCCATCACCACGAATTCGCAGTTGAGGTACACCGAGCCGGTGTTGTCGTTGCGGGTGGCGTAGCCGCCGGTCCAGCCCTGGCTCGCATCGTCGAAGCCGCCGGGGCGGATGGTCATGCGCACGCGCACCAGCGTGCCCTTGGGGATCAGGTCGAACGAGGACTGCTCGTTGGCGTCGTTGAAATCGAAATAGCTCATGGTCGTGGCTCCTTATTGCTGTACGGGTTCGGAAGGCGCGGGGCGCGCGAAGTCGAGGCGTTCGAGTGCAGGGCGGGCCGGGCCGGCGATCTTGGCCATCAGCCGGCCGAGGTGCGGCTCCTCGATCTGGTCGAGGCGGCCGGAACGGTCCTTGGCGGGGTAGCCCCAGGGGTTGAGCGTGTGGCAGACGAAGGCGCGGTAGGCCGTGCCGTCGTCGGCCTTGAGCTCGGCCAGCGTCACCACCTCGTCGACGATGCCGGGCAGCTCGAGCCCGGTCTTGGAGCCGTCGATCTGCAGCTGGAAGACGCGGCGATTGAAGTCGTCGAGGCGTTCGTCGAGGATGCCGACGAACCAGACGTTCTTGCCGCGGGTGTGCTGCAGGTGGGTCAGCCAGGCGATCATCTCCTGGCCCATCAGGCCGTAGGCGCCGCGGGTATCCGGCTTGCCGGTCTTCTCGGAGTAGGCCTGCGGCTGGCCCTTGCACCACTGCAGGCACAGACGCCCGGCGACGGTGATCGAGTCGACGAACACGGTGTCGTAGCGATCGAGCACGGTCGGGTCGCCGAAGCGCGCGCGGACGGCATCGAAGTGGGCCTGGCTGAAAGGCTGGTCCTCACGCAGCGCCGGGTTCGGACCGCCGATGAATACCGCGAAGTCGCGGCACTCCTGCCAGGTGCGCGGGCGGATGGTGTCGCCGGCCCAGCCCTCGACGGCGAGGTCGCCCGCCTCGAGGTCGAAGAACAGGGTGGCCTCGGGCGCCAGGGTCCAGAGCTGCGAGGTCTTGCCGATGCCGCTCTTGCCGACCAGCACGCCTTTGACGCCGCGCTTCTCGGCCAGGCGTTGGTCGGCGGAGATGATGGGGAGGCTCATGAGCGACCCTCCTTGTCGGCGAAGGCGTCTCCGATCCGGTGCGCGCCGAGTGCGCCGTGTTTGCGGGCGAGGTCGTAGAGCTCCCGCAAGGCGTTCATGCGGCGGCTGATGGGCCGGACCTCGTTTTCGAGGGCGATGACGGCGAAGGCGATCTGGTCCAGGGTGGCATCTTCGATGGCCACGTCGGCGCCATTCGTCCCGATCCGTTCCGGCAGGGACTCCAGCAGATAGGGGTGCTGCTTTTTCAGCTTGTCGAGCAAAGTGCGGTTCTTGAACATGACGGTCACTCCTCCAGCAGGGCGAGACGGAATCCGGGCTTGCCGGTCTTGAGCGTGCGGGCGGGGGCGAAGGCGCTCTTCAGCGATTCGGGCCAGGCGTTGAACTTGGTCTCGGAGACGCGGTAGGCGGTCTCGACGTACTCGGCCGGGTCCTCGCCGCCCTCAGCGATACGGCGCACGATCTCGGCGAGCCGCTTCTGATCCCACTCGACCCGCTTGGGAAGGTCGGCGGTGACGCGCACGCGGCCGTCGTCGAAATGCACGACGCCGGTGTCCTTACCGGCGGCCATGCGCAGGGCATGGGCGCGGTCGGCGTACTTCATATCCAGCGCGCGTTCGAGGTGCTCGACGATGGCCTTGGCGGCCGAGAGCAGATCGGCGGCATCGTTCTTGAGCTGGAACAGCGCCTCGCTTTGCAGCGCGGCGAGCTCGCCGGCCGGCGTGGCGAGAACCTGGTCGGGGGTGAGGCGGCTCATGCCACACCTCCCGCGCCGACGCGCTCGGAGGTGCTCTTGCGCAGGCACTCCGCCTCGTAGGACTCGACGTCCTCGACACGGTAGAGCACGCGCCCCTGGATCTTGAGAAAGACCGGCCCGATTCCTTCGGAGCGCCAGCGTTCCAAGGTGGCTTCGCTGACGCCCCAACGGTCGGCCAGTTGGCGTTGGTTGAGGTGTTTGATACTCACGATTCGCTCCTTACGGGTTGTTGCGGAAACGTGAGGTCATTCTGGGTTTCAGGGGGTGGGCAAACCGGCGGGCAAAGCGGGCAGGATGGGCGGGCAAATCGTGCAAATCGGCCATGCGCAGAGACGGAAAAGAAAAAGGCCCGGAGTGGTTGGCTCCGGGCCCTTATCGGGGGTGGAAATGCGGGGTGGTCAGCCGGGAGGCGGGAACGGATCTTTGCCGTAGCTGTTGCGCTCGCGGATCTTCCCGTCCTCGCCCTGGATGAGCACCTCGCTGCCCTGGTTGCGCGCGATGTCGCGTGCGCGCTCGAAGGCTTCCTGTTGCGTATCGTGTACGGAGGTCAGGCGGTCGTTGCCTTCCCCCCGGACACCCCACTTGTCGCCGTTGCGGACGACCCACTGGTTCTTACCACTCATGTCATTCACCTCATCGAGATCGAAGTTGAACTGCCGGATGAAAGGATTGCGCTTCGTTGGGTGCATCACCTCCTTTGGTCGTTGACGAATTCGGGTTTCAGCCAATAGTGACCGTCGTTGTCGTGGGCGACGAAGGTGCGGTAGACGGCCTTGTGCCGCTTGCAGATGTCCGCGCCCTTGCACTTGTCGACATCGATTTCCAAAGCGTCGGCGATGGTGCGTTTATGGACGGGATCGCCGCCGCCCTGCGCGAGTACCGAAAGAAAGCCGTAGACCTGGGGCGACAGTGCGTGCCGCTCTCCGTCGATCAGTGCGATGCGGCCGGAGTGCATGAGCCGCAGGGAGGTTTCCGAATCCCGTTCGCCGATCCCGGCGGAACCGTCGAGGTATGCGTCGAGATTCTCGATGACGAAGCCGGCCTTGCGGAGATGCGCCACGGCACGCAGCGGAACGACGAGATGGCCGGCGGCCTGGATCGCTTGGGCGACGTCGGGTGTAGTGGTGATGAGGACGCCGCAGCCGGGTGCGCAGGCGGTGCGCAAACGAGCTTCGATGATGGGCGTCAAGGCCGGGTCGCTCAGCCTCCGACCGAAGAAGATAGTGCGCCGCTTTCGTCGATGTTCGATCTCGCCCAGGCGCCACAGCGCTGTCGGAACCATCTCTTCATGTTGATACCGTCCCGCAAGGCCCAGGGCCGAGGCGAGCCACCGGACGATGCGCGTGATGTCCACCCTGAGCCGTGTCACTTGATCACTGGCCAGATCCACCCAGCCGCAGTCCGTGCAGTACCCCTGGCGGCCTCCTTGCTCGAAGCGAATCCCCTCCAGATCGCCCATTCCGCACCAGGGACAGAGGATGCTCGATCCGACACCATCACCCGCCCCGATGGCGCCGAGGTCGAGGAGATGCCGATAAGCATCCATTTGTCCGGAATACCGGGCGGCATCCGGATGGAGGCTTCCCTCGGATTCCTCGACGAGCCCGCAGAGCAGGCCGAAGGCGATGTCGTTGCGCGCCTGCACGGCGGCTTCTACGCGACCAGGGCCAGTTCGACCTCGGTCGGTTCGGAGACGCGCCAGGCACGCAGGAGGCGCTCAGCGAGCTTGGCGTCCTCCTCTGCCATGTCCTGGAGGTTGGAGATCCCCGATTGCTTGAGGTCGATGTTCAGTACGCGACCGCGCTTGCCCATTTCGGCAGGGGCGAAATAGATGCTGATGAGGGCCTCGACGATATTGAACGGACCGCGGAACAGGTCGTGGTCCTTCAGGTGGGCGCTCGATGCAGCGAGCACGCAGTGTTCGGCCTGATCCGCCGGTACGCCTACCCAGAAGTCGCAGATCGGCGCCCTCGTGCTCCTGAGCCGGGCGCGGCGGAGGCGAATGCGATCAATGCCGTGGGCGGCGAGGTCGATGTCGCTGTCCTCCGGAAGGTCCAAGCCGTGCCGCAGCCGGTTGAGATAGAACATCGGCTGCTTCACTGCCTCGGGCTTGACCTCCTGTTTCAGCAGATGGCGTGCGAAGAGCGTCACCAGCGGCTGGTGGACCTTGGCTCCGCCCCGGCCGACGGTGTCGACGATGCCGGATGCGGGGAAGTAGACCAGCGCGAGATTGGTCGCCGGGCGGGTCGTCCGGCGGCGCATGCCCTCTTCGACGAACTCCACCAGATCGTTGGGATCGTCCTCCACGTAGACGCTGATCTGCACACCGCCGTCCAGGTGACGGTCGCAGACGTCTACGTGGCAGGCGCGCCGCGGTCCCTTGCGTTTCGAGAGCACCTCGGACAAGGCGGCCTGCAATCCCTCGATGTCGGCAGCCTCTCGGGACACCGGCTCGGTCACCTTGATGGCTTGCCGTTTCCACGACCGCTTGCCGACGCCGAGATCGAATTGGAGCAGCGCCTCGGCCGTCATGAAGGTTTGCGGCCAGTTCACCAACACCCACATGGCCCGCTCGGCGTGGTTGCGGAGCTGTCCGAAGTCCTCCCGAATGGCCACGTCGTTGTCGCTGGCGTTGAGGATCGCATCGATGCCTTTCTGGGTCGCGAGGGCGTGGACATGGCGCAGCTCGGCGTGCAGCAGGGCCTGTTGATCCGGTTCGAGTTCCTCCAGGAGGGCGATCAGGGCATCGGAAAATGCCTTTTCCTCGGCGCTCCAGTCGAAAGATTCGGGGATGGCGATGGAACGGGAGGACAGATACGCCTGCCAAGTGGTGGCCGGAACCTGACGGGCGAGGTGACGAGGGTTGAACGCGGTCATGCCTTTCTTCTCCTTCTTCGAGACGGACGGTGCCCGGCATGCCGCAACATCCCAGAAGTACTCCTAGACAGGGATATTATGCGTTCGGTGTGCCGAACGATTCGGATTATTGATGGCTTGTGCTGGGTTTGTCAAGCAGATACCAAATCGTTCGGTACAGAGGTATACTTTCAGGCCATTCAGAGAACGAGGTGCCACATGCCATCCCCGCTGGGAGAAAAGATACGGGGCCTCCGCAAACAGCGCGGACTCAGCCTCGAGCAGCTGGCGGAACAGACCGAATCCAGCAAGAGCTACATCTGGGAGCTGGAGAACAAGGACAATCCGAAGCCATCCGCCGAGAAGATCGCGAGAATCGCTGGCGTGCTCAAGGTGACGCCCGAATATTTCATGGACGACCGGATTACCGAGCTTGAACCGTCGGAAGAGGACAAGGCCTTCTTTCGCAAGTATCGGGGCCTGTCGTCGGGAACCAAGAAGAAGCTGGACGACATCCTCAAGATCATAGAAGGCGATGACAAGTAATCCGACCACGCCCGGTGCTTGGGCCAACTTTCTCTCCAAGGCGTGGGGACGCGATCGTTTCCCGATCGACGTCAAGCTCATCGCTCAGGACATCAGTTCCCGCCAACCCGATCCGATCGCCCACATCCGGGGCGGTGACATCGGTGAGCTGGAGGGAATGCTGCTCAAACGGGAAAAGGGCTGGTACCTGCTCTACAACGACCAGGTGCAATCGAGCGGACGCATCAACTTCACCATCGCCCACGAACTGGGCCATTACCTGCTGCATCGCAAAGAGGAAGACGCCTTCCGATGCAGCACGGAGGATCTGTTGGACTGGGGCTCGACAGCCCGGCAGCGGGAAGCCGATGCCGACAAGTTCGCGGCGACGCTGTTGATGCCGCTGGACGATTATCGCAAGCAGGTCGAGTCGGCCAAGGTGGACATCGATCTGCTCGGCGCTTGCGCGGATCGGTATGGGGTATCGCTCGTGGCGGCCATCCGGCAATGGATCGAGTTCACGCCGCTGCGGGCGGTCTTGGTCGTTTCCAACGACGGCTTCATCAATTGGTCCTGGTCGAGTCGCAATGCTCTACGCACCAGGGCCAGGTTTCGGTTCTCAAAGGAGACGATACCCGTCCCCGAGGCGTCCTTGGCGGCGCAGACGATACGTCACCCTGATGAAAGAACGGGAATCGAGTTGCCTGCTCGCGTATGGTTCAAGGAAGAGCCCGCCGACATGTCCCTGCGCGAGATGCGTGTCGTCTCCGATCAGTACGAACTCGTCATCACGCTGCTCATCCTCCCCGACCGCGAGCCCTGGGAGAAAAATGACGACGAAGAGGACGAACTCCTGGTCGACACCTACACAAATTTCATCCGCAACGGGCAGCATCCGTATTAGCGGGGTCGCGACCTTCCGCATCCTTTCGTACCGGCCCGAAACTCCCTGATGGCCGAGGTCACGGCCTGACCGGACAATCTCGTCATCAAGCGAGTTGGACGTTCAGGACCGATACCGATGTGCACGATCAACCACCTACCACCCGAACGGATGACGCCGGAGCAGCGCCGGCGCGAAGCCGCATCCTTGCTGGCCCACGGCCTCGTCCGACTGCGCGAGGCCGTGTTCGCCCAGTCCGCAGGCGGCCCCGCGGAGAGCGAGTTTGAGCTTGGCTTCTCCGGCCACCAGCGCCTTCATAGCCACCCCGTCAACAACACTTTGGAGGAGGCTCCATGAAGGCAAGCACCGTCCCACCCACCCCGCCGAGCGTCGTCGCCCGGATCGCCGGGCTCCCGGATCTCTCGATAGAGGAAATGAGGGCGCTTTGGCGAGAACTCTTCGGCAGCGACAACCCGACGCCCAATCGCCAGTTCATGGAGCGGCGGATCGCGTACAAGCTGCAAGAGATCGAGTTCCGCAAGGTCGATCCCAGCCTCTTGGAGCGCAACAAGCGGCGCATCAAGGCCCTGGTGGAGACCGGCAAGGCGCGCAAGCTCGATCGCGACATCCGGCTGATGCCCGGCACCGTGCTCACCCGGGAGTACCAGGGGATCGAGCACCGGGTGACGGTCGCCCAGGACGGACAGTATGAGTTCGAGGGCAGGCGCTACCCGAGCCTGTCCATGATCGCCCGCGAGATCACCGGCACCCGCTGGTCCGGGCCGCTCTTCTTCGGCGTGAAGGCACCGGCCAAGGCGAAGAATCCGAAGAAGCAGGGAGGTCGGCGATGAACGAAGCCCTGAAGCGCCGCCTGCGCTGCGCCGTCTACACTCGGAAGTCCACCGACGAGGGGCTCGACCAGGAGTACAACTCCATCGACGCCCAGCGTGACGCCGGCCACGCCTACATCGCCAGCCAGCGCGCGGAGGGCTGGATTCCGGTGGCCGACGACTACGACGATCCCGCCTTCTCCGGTGGCAACATGGACCGGCCGGCGCTCAAGCGGCTGCTGGCCGACATCGAGGCCGGCAGGATCGACATCGTGGTGGTCTACAAGATCGATCGCCTGACGCGATCGCTGACTGACTTCTCGCGAATGATCGACGTCTTCGAGCGCCACGGGGTCTCCTTCGTCTCGGTCACCCAGCAGTTCAACACCACCACCTCGATGGGGCGGTTGATGCTCAACATCCTGCTCTCCTTCGCCCAGTTCGAGCGCGAGGTTACCGGCGAGCGCATCCGCGACAAGATCGCCGCCAGCAAGCGCAAGGGCATGTGGATGGGTGGCGTGCCGCCGCTCGGCTACGACGTCGAGAACCGGCGGTTGGTGCCCAACGAGCGCGAGGCCAAGATCGTCCGCCACATCTTCCAGCGCTTCGTCGAGCTCGGGTCCTCGACCCTGCTCGTGAAGGAGCTGCGCCTCGACGGCGTGACCTCCAAGGCCTGGACTACCCAAGACGGGCGGGTGCGCGATGGCAAGCCCATCGACAAGAGCCTCGTCTACAAGATCCTCAACAACCGCGTCTACCTGGGCGAGATCCGCCATCGCGATCAGTGGTATCCGGGCGAACACCCGCCCGTCGTCGAGCGCAGGCTGTGGGATGCCGCCCAGGCGATCCTCGCGCAGAACTCGCGTGTGCGAGGCAACAACACCCGCGCCCGGGTGCCGTTCCTGCTCAAGGGGATCGTCGTGGGGATCGATGGCCGGGCGCTCACGCCCTGGTCCACGCGCAAGAAGAACGGACGTATCTACCGCTACTACCTGCCGACGCGGGAGAACAAGGAGCACGCCGGCGCCTCCGGGCTGCCGCGCCTGCCGGCCGGTGAACTGGAGGCCGCCGTGCTGGAGCAGATGCGCCGGGTGCTGCGCGCCCCGGCCATGGTCGCCGGGGTGGCCGAGCGCGCCGCCCGGCTCGACCCCTCCCTGGACGAGGCCCAGGTCACGGTGGCCATGACCCGGCTGGATGCGATTTGGGATCAGCTCTTCCCGGCCGAGCAGCAGCGCATCGTGCGGCTCCTCATCGACAAGGTGATCGTCTCGCCGGACGACATCGAGGTGCGGTTCCGGCCCAACGGCATCGAGGTGCTCGCCCTGGAGCTGCGCCCCGAGCCCGCCCCGGAAACCCTTGAGGAGGCCGTGGCATGAATGAAATCTTGATCGACAAGACCGGTCAGCCAGAGGTGATCACCGCGAGCGACGGCAGCCTTACCATCGCTGTGCCGATCCGGATCAAGCGCCGCGGCAGCCGCAAGGCCGTGGCCCTTCCGGACGGCAGCGCTGTCCAGCCCCGTCCCTGGGATGACACGCCGACGCCGATCCAGCTCGCGCTCGCCCGCGGCCACCGCTGGCTGGCGATGGTGGAGTCCGGCGAGGCGCGCACGCTATCCGAGGTGGCCGAGCGCGAGGGGATGGATCGGGCCTATGTGAGCCGGATGGTGAACCTCACTACCCTTGCGCCGGACATCGTGGCTGCGATCCTCGACGAAACGTTGCCGCCGGAGGTGACCCTGTTCGATCTGGCGTCGGGGACGCCACTGCTATGGGACGAGCAGCGGGCCATCATCAATCCCTGATTACCGTCGCACGTGCATCCTTCGGGTTGGA